CTCACTCCCTTTAACCACAGAGCAATTTGTGGCGAATTACAGGGGTCAGAAACGGAACCGGTATGCCGCAGCTGCATTATCCCTGGAGCAAAGGGCGCTGTCGCGCAAGGATTCATACCCAAGTGTTTTCTTGAAGGCGGAGAAGTGGCATGATCCGAAGCCAGGAAGGCTGATCAGTGCCAGGCACCCCAGGTACAACCTCTCCCTTGGCAGGTACACCCAGCCGTTGGAGCACAGGTTGTACAAGGCCATTGATGGTGTGTACGGATCTGCCACGATCATGAAGGGGTACACACCAGAGCAGAGAGCAGCAGTAGTGGAGCAGCACTGGGCCGCTTTCACTGACTGTGTGGCCGTCGGTCAAGACTTCAGCAAGTTTGACCAACACATCAGCGTCCAGGCACTGGAGTACGAGCATGGCTTTTACCTCGGTGCCTATGGTGGAGATTCAGACCTGCAGCGCATGCTGGCTTGGCAGCTTAGCACCAAGTGCTTTGCCAACGTCCAGAATGGTACTGTAAGGTACGAGGTCAAGGGCGGCAGAATGTCTGGTGACATGAACACAGCCCTTGGCAACTGCATCATATCGGCGTCACTGGTGTGGGCCTATGCCCGTGAGAAGGGGATCACAATTCGGCTCATGGTGGACGGAGACGACTCAGTTGCGTTCATGGAGCGCACTGATGTCGCACGGTACCAGGATGGTATCCAGGAGTGGATGGCGAGGCGGGGTTTTCGGCTGGTTAGTGAGGAACCAGTCGATCTCATCAACAAGGTGGAGTTCTGCCAATGCAGATATGTGGGCCTGTCCCCCTCCACCATGGTGAGAAACCCGCTCAAGGCCATAACTCAGGACCACGCATGGGTGGAAGATCGGGGGCTGAACTGGGCTGAGGTCCTGGCAGCAACCGGCATGGGCGGGCTAGCACTGTATGGGAATGTTCCCCTATTGGGAGCATACTACCACATGCTCGCCCGCACTGCCCCCGTAAGCGAGAGGGTGCTCTCCCACTTGGAATCCAGGTCCTCCTGGCTCCGTGATGCCACCTTTGACGGGGTTTTCATGGAACCCTCCGAGCTCGCCAGGTATCAATTCTGGCTTGCTTGGGACATGGAGCCGGGAGCTCAGCGCAGCCATGAAGCGCGCTTCGGAGGAATGAACCTGAGTGACCTCATGGCCGTTGATACGTCAACAATCAAACACTCGACCTTCAGCGACTCACGCGACGCATACTATTATTAATACAGAATTAACTATGGCGAAGAAGGGTCCCAAGCAGAAGCGCAGCACCCGCGGGCCTAGGCGGTCCGCGCAGGCAGTGGTGCC